GCTGCAGCACCCGCACCATGCGCCGTGCCATTGAGAAAGAACGAAATGACAAACCCATTCCTGCACCTACCACCACCGCCACCCAAACAAGAAACAACTCTCCTGTCCAGCCTGGATGAACTAGACCTGTCACAGGAGCTTCTAGGGGCTTACAACAAGGCCAAACTACTACTGTCAGAGGCAGAGTACGATGAGTCCATTCCTCTCAATCAGAAAGTCCAAGCTGTAAACAGCATCGCAGCTATCCTGCAGACGATTGCAAAAACACAAGAAACGTTGCACAATACCCAAACAGTCACAAAGATAGAAGCTGTACTCATAAACACACTGAAAAACTTCCCTGAAATCAGGGAAGAGTTCTTAGCCGCATACGAGGCAGCACTATGAACATAGAAGAACACCTAAAACGAGTACAGGACGGAGCACGAGATGTTTATTCACTAAACAACCTGTCAGCCTGGATCGAACGCTACTTGCGGCTAGAAGGCCGTAAATTCGATATGAGTACACGCTACGCTTTTCAAAAACGTATCGTAAACGACGACTCAAGAATCACAAACACTGTAAAGTGCGCTCAAATTGGGCTTACGACAGCTACTATTGCCTATTTTCTAGCTGCAATGGCTACACAAAGGAAGTTTAACGTTATCTATGCTCTACCTAGTCAAGCCGACGCAAGCAAAATTGTAACCACAAAAATCAATCCGATCATACTTGCATCAAAAAGGTTGACGGAGTTATCAGACAAGAACGTAGATACGGTAGAATTAAAGCAGCTAGGAAACAACTTCCTCTTCTGTCGGGGCGCTAAGTCAGAAACAGCAGCGCTGTCTATATCCGCAGACTGTTTGGTGGCTGATGAGATCGACAGATCAGACCCAGACACATTAAAGCAGTTCAGGTCACGGCTGCAAGCATCAGAGCTTGCCATCGTAAAGCAATTTTCTACACCCACTGTAGATGGAGTTGGCATATCAAAAGAAGCTGAGACATCAAAACGGTATCGCAGTTTCGCCACATGCTATCACTGTAATCATATCTGGTTGCCTAGCTATCACGTTGATATAAAAATACCGGGTTACGATAGAGATTTGTCTGAAATCACCAGAACGAATATACAGACCTTAGACTGGAAAAATGCACATTGGGCTTGCCCCAACTGTAACAGAGACCCTCAGTTGCATCCTAGTCGCTTATCTTGGGTATGCGAGAACCCGGACGATAACTGGGAGGCGACAACGTACTACGTCAATCCCGTGACCTGCTGCGAAGTGTTACGCCCGGCGTATCTAGTTAGAACTAGCACAGAATTCAACACCAGGAGCGAGTGGATGAATCAAGTATTAGGCGAAACTAGCACTGAGAACAATGAGCAGGTAACAAGACAGGATGTAGAAGCGTCATTCTGTCAATCGTTAGATTCTAGTGAGGTTCACTACTTAGGCGCAGATATAGGATTGTTGTGCACTGTTGCTATAGGACGTAAGACTCAAGCAGGAGAGTTATTAGTTGTTCACAGAGAGTCAATACCTGTAACGAACTTCATAGCTAGACGACAAGAGTTGATGAAGCAGTACCGGATAGCGGTATCAGTGCACGACGCGTTCCCCTATACCTCAATGATCATGGGCATCTGTGACTATGATCCGAACAGCTACGGCTGCAGTTTCTCTGTCGGCAATTCCCCAGAGTTGTTCAGTATTCAAGAGAGAGTAGCTAATCCTGAAGAGGGTAAATTGAACTTGAGGTTGGTGAAAGCTAATAGAACACGCGCTCTCGATGAAATCTTACTGCTGTTCAAGGAGAAACGCATACTTACTGCACGTATCTCTAGCAGTGAGGATGATAAGTACCTAGCGCACCTGCTTTCGATGAAGCGCACACAGAGCTTTGTTAGAGAGCAACTGCAGTTCGTATGGGCTAAGACTAACGGAGAAGATCATTCGCTTTTTGCTCTTGCTTACCTCAATCTCGCTTGTTTGTTACGCTCAACTGTGGAGCCGTGGGCAGAGGGTAGTTTAGGTCTCGTACGCTCGTTCAAATTGAAGCCTCAGAAGTTTCTGACTGAATTCGCCTGAAAATGGTACAATGATTCCTGCACGTCGCCTTGACGTGCAAACGCCCTCCAGAGCGGAAACTCTGAAAGGCGTTCGGCTAGCCATATCATTCGTCTGGAAACAATATGTCATTTGCGCATTATATCGCACCTAATGGTGCATCTCCACTTGTTAAGCAAGAATCTTATGTACCTTACAACCGTAGTTTAGTGTACGGTATTGGTCTCAATGATTTTCCTACACCTACCTGTGTAAATGACAAGGACATTAGATCTTACACTATTTGGCGTGTAATGCTGCAAAGATGCTACAGTGAGCTTTATCGGGAGGGTCGTCCTACCTACACAGGCTGCACAGTGGCTGAAGAGTGGCATTCGTTTACTGCTTTTGAAAAGTGGTTCACAGCAAACCACACAGAGGGCTGCCAATTGGATAAAGATATTCTATTTCCAGGCAATAAAGTGTATAGCGCAGAAACTTGTGTTTTTGTGTCTCCAGCACTTAATGCCTTGTTGCTAGATCATGGAGCGGCACGCGGAAAGTACCCACTTGGAGTATCCTTAGACAACAGAAGGCCGAGATACCAAGCAAGAGTAAGCACAGAGGCAGGTCGAAAATGTCTCGGCCTATTTGACACCCCGCTCGAAGCACACAAAGCCTGGCAACTAGCCAAAGCAGACATCATAGCTAATTTCCCAACAACAGACCCGCGCATCCAAGCCGCCCTCGACAAACGAGTAGCTCAACTCAGAGACGATTACGCCAATAACCGTATCACGGTCAAGCTATAAACTTGTGCTGGCATAAAATGTCCGCGAAGATCCTTCCTTTGCGGTAGAATCGCCGCCATGAGTATCCTGACCAGACTGACCGACTTCTTCAGCCCCGCTACGTCTGCGTCGTGGAGCGAATCCCCTGTGCCAGAGGCTGCAACCTTGACGCCCCCTCCGTTACCAAAAGCTCCGGGCACCCCCGTAGCGTTGCCGGGTTATCGCACTCAAAAGACGGCCAGCAGTGCGGCTCTGCGCGAGGCAGACCGAGGGATAACTACTCTCGACCGGCTGGTTTCAGCCCGCTCTCTCAGCAGCACGAAACAGATTGTAAGACAGCTCTATCATGTAAGCCCAGAACTGTCCTCCGCTATCACCACTATGCTTAGAGTGGGTATTCCTGAGCGGTTCACTGTAGTAGCTAGAAATCTGGATGGGCAGATAGATGCACCTGCTACAGGAGTAGCACATGAGTTGTTGCGCAGACTTACATATTTAGGTGCTATTGATGGTAGTTTTGGCACACAACAAACACTGCAGTCTCTTAGTGAGCAACTTGGCTTGGAGTTACTTATTGAAGGCGCAGCCTGTTTAGAGGTCGCCCTAGATAAAGCAAGGATTCCTGCATCGCTCAACCCAATAGCGTGTTCCAAACTAAAGATATACGAAGAAGGTACCTCGTTTAGGCTCGTGCAAGTTATCGGTGGAGAGGAAATAGACTTAGATATTCCGACCGTTATTTACACAAGCTTAGATCAAGACTTACTGTCAGCGTACAGCAGCAGCTACCTCGAAGCAGCAATCCCGACTGTCATGGCGGATTTTGACTTCAATAATGATACACGGAGAGCGCTAAAAAGAGCGGTGCTGCCCAGGCTTACAGCCACTATTGATGGTGAGAAATTTAAAAAGTTAACGCCGCCCGAGGTACTCTCGGACGCAGAGAAATTCAACGCATACAAGGCTGCAGTAATTACCGAAGTAGAAACTGTTCTTAACGGTCTTTCCCCTGAAGATGCGCTAGTCAGCTTCGACAGTGTATCGTACTCGTTTATAGACGGCGGCAAAGACCCAGCTGAAATTATTGCCAAGATACAAGGTGTATTGAATGCTAAACTCGCTAGCGGCGCAAAGACGCTACCTGTCGTGCTGGGTCACGGAGGAACATCAAATTCCTCAAGCACAGAGGCTGTACTCTATCTTAAACAAGCCAATATAATCCGAGTAAAGTTAAATGAACTCTACTCCCGTGCACTCACCATCGCTGTGAGAATTCTTGGGAATGACACTTACGTAGAGTTTACTTACGCCCCTATAGACCTCAGACCAGAAGCAGAGTTAGAGGCATTCCGCTCCATGGAGCAGAGCCGTGTACTAGAGCTGCTGTCACTTGGCATGCTATCCGATGAAGAAGCCTGCATCCGTCTTACAGGAAACTTGCCACCAGCAGGCTACAAGCCTCTCACTGGCACCATGTTTAAGACAGCCACTACCGAAAATAAAAACCCCACCTCAAACACGAGCGCTATTGATCAGTCGCTAACTCCGAAAACTCCGAAAGAACCTAAAGGGCCTCCCAAATGAATACACAACTCTGGCTAGGCTCTCAAGAGTCCTTTGACGCCTATACATCTGCAGAGGCTCGTAAGCTTGCAGACCCTAAGTTCTCTGCAGCGTCAGATTACTCTTCCGAGGTTATGTCGCAGATTTACTCTGTACAGCAGAACGTTGGTGTGATCAGTATTAAGGGATCGCTTGTAGAAGGATCTGCTGGTTACGGAGTTTTCTTCGGTCAGACAGGCTACGATGATATTCGAGCAGCGTTGGTAGCAGCTGTCAGCAACGCTGATGTTAAAGCAATTTTGTTGGACATCAGTTCTCCTGGAGGGCAAGTAGCAGGGGTGGATGACACTGGACAACTTATTGCACGTGTAAGTGCAGTAAAGCCGGTTGTTACCTATACTGGCAGCACGATGGGCAGCGCTGCTTTGTGGCTTGGTTTGTCGTCGAACTTCGCTGTAGCCGGTAAGACGGCTATTGTCGGCAGCCTGGGTGTTATCATGGTGCACATGGATCACAGCCGTCGATTGGCCGACGCAGGCGTTAAGCCTACTGTTATTCGTGCTGGCTCGGAGAAGGCTCTAGCATCACCATATGAACCACTGTCTGAGAAGGCTCAGGCCGGTCTGCAGTCACAAGCTGACATTCTGTACGGCGTGTTCCTGAATCACGTAGCCAGTTCCCGTGGCGTGTCTGCAACAAATGGCGACAAAAAATTCGGCCAGGGTCGCACGTTCATCGGACAGCAAGCTGTTGATGTTGGGCTCGTTGACAAGCTCGGCACTTACGAAGATGCTTTTGCGAAGGCCCAGGCTATGCGCCCGTCTAAAAAGAAGGGCGGAATGCAGGTAGATGCGCTTTTATGTCCGCCTTCTGCTACAGCTTTAAGCGATAATCCCGAGCATATTGAAGGAACTACCATGCCACAACCCCTGACAGATGAAGCACTCGCCGCCATGGCTGCGGGTGTAGAAATTGAAGCTCAGACCACAGACGAAAATCCACCTCTGGTTGAGCCTGCAGTCGATCACACTGCAGCGTTGGCAGAATTGACTGCCGCCCATGAGATTGCGCTTGCTGCTCTCACGGCTCAGCACGAAGCAGCTCTAACCGCTGCTACTGCTCAACTGGAAAAGTTTGTCGAGATCGCACGCAACTCTGTCAAGACGATGGGCATCCATTTTGGCGTAAAAGCAGACGCTGTTGCAACGATGGATGCTGATCAAATTCTTGCAGAACATACACGGTTGTCCGATTTGTTCAAAGCTAAGTTCAAGGTGGGAGGTGT